CTATGTTATCCTTATACACCCATGGGTGCCTGTGCCTAACTATCTTATAATCATGCTCTAAAATGACATATCTGGCATTATTAATTATATTATCAACAACAGATTTATCCATTCTTGATATATTAGAAAGAACATAAGTAGTAGAGGGGTCTACGTCTTCAAAGTTTTCAGACTCAACATAAGACAGATCAAAATTGTCAACTAGTATAGAATTAACTAATTCTGCCCCTCCTTTTTTACCGTCTTTAACTCTGGCTTGGGAGCTTCCGTCATCAGTTTTATATACTGCTTTTATCTCCCAGGGAAAATCATCGACTAATGCTCCAACACTAGACATTAGTTAGGCCCTCCCTCTCAAACACTACGGCAGGGTACACTCTATACACTTCATGATACATAGGAGATTTCTTCAATCCCTCCGCTATGGAATGAGGCAAACTCTGATTTCCCATGAATACTTCTGCCCCATTGATAACTTTAGCTAAATCTAATATAGTTTCTGTATATTGATAAGGTATATTAAATCCGAAAGTCTTATTGAAGACCTCACACTCAAACTCCGTACCCACAAAGACAGAATCGTTTCTATACTGGTAAAAGAACTCCTCCCAGAAGGAGTGATTTCCGTGTACTTTTAAGGATCTAGAAACTACAACCTTCTTCTCTGGATATACTTTCTCGCAGCTAAGCCATTTATCGTTGGCTAGTTCTCTGTTTAGTTCAAACGCTGATAAATGAGATTTAGCTAGATTATTATATTTTACATGTTGTCTAAACTTGTCTAAGTTATAGTCAACGCTTTCTCCCCTCCAACATCTGACATCCTCAATGTAATCCTGCTCTAATAAGAGATGCTGAAGAGAAGATATCGTAGCCTCATTTAGATTGGTCTTGTTTTTGTGGGGAGGGTGAACAAAAGGATCCTTTTCACCTCCACAAGGATCTAAGTATAAAAGACCTCCCCCTAAAGCCCTAACAGTGGGAAGAGAGAATATTATATCCCCTAAGTCACCAGAATGTTTAAAGGTTTTCACTTCTAGGATCCCACCCCAAACTACTAAAACATTGTTCGTATAAACTTAGCCTAAGACCTACAACCTTATTAATATCAAATTGTTCTTCCGTTAGCTTATGCAAATTCTCCCCCATTCTCTTTATTAGTTTAGGATTTTTAAGTGCTTTAGTTAGAGTCTTGGCCCAAACCATCTTAGAAGCGTCTGGAGGTAACAAGACCCCATGTTCCCAATTAACTATAGTTTCATTATAGCACCCTACATCTGACCCTATTAGAGGCACCTTGTATCTCCCAGCTTCAGCTATCTTAATATCAGATTTACTGTCATTAAAATCATTCATCTGCAACGGAGCTATGGCTATATCCATGTTAGCATACATAGAACCATACTTGTCTGGCGGCAATGCGTAGTGTATGGCCCAATTGGACGGTCCCCTGAAGCCCTTGAGTAAGACTTCTTTATATTCCTTCCAAACATCCCATTGCCAATCCTTTTTTTGCCCCTCCTGAAGGGGAGGCGGGTGTCCGTAAAAATCCCAATGTACGTTTTCCCTTCCTACCTTCTGATTAACTATGTGAGGAACGACAGAGAATTGCCTAACGTCAGGCCTATGATGTATTCCCCCTGCCCATCCTACTCTCATGATCTTCCTAGGGGGCACTGGTTCATTCCAGCAGGGAAGTTCATAATCTATAGCATTCTTAACTACAGCCAGAGCCATTCCACAAAAAGGCTTTATTCTCTCAGCAAATTTTCTCTGGGTCACTGTAACCAAATGAGCATTGTTATACATAAACTTAGTTATCTCGCCTAAGTTTTTCTCCTTATATGTTTTAGCCAACAAATGGTCATCATACAAGTTGGTTAATAAATCATCATTATCTACATGAACAAACTTTTTAAACTCTCTAGCTTTTCCCACAGTCCTAGCACTGTATGGACCACCAAAGTTACTTATATTATTAATTAATACTATATCGCTCCACTTTATATTTTCATACTCCCAGTCTGGTATCCAATGTCCTGTAGAAACGTCTAAGCCTAAAGGATTTTGGTCAAACCTAACCTCTACATCGTCTGGGTAAAGCTCCTGCAACTTAGCATACGGAAGTATTGCTCTGTAGTATGCACACCCCCCATCGTTAGCCTTGACCACTAGAATCCTAAGCTTTCTTTTTTCGTTCATGTAATATGATAGTGGGATTATTCTCTACTTCTAGTAACTTTTTAAGCATAGTTTTAGCTATCTTAATCTTCATCCTCATCTCTTCAGAAGACTCAGTATCATTTTTAAAATGGTTGCATCCATTACAGGCCACTATTACATTACCCTCTATGTATCCTAATTTAGGTTTTACTTTGTCTAAAGTAGGGCTAGACCTAGTGAAAGGTCCTCTTATTGTTTTCATAGGTCTTTCACAATAAGGACACATAGGCTTATCCGTTTCTGGATAGATATCTTCTCTCAGATATTCTAGTGTTATGCTATGATCAAGGCCTTTCTCTTCGGCTCTTTCTTGAGACCTTCTTATCATGGCAGAAGTAAGAGCCTTCCAATAACTTTCTCTGCCGTGGACCATATGATTATCTCTAATAATAAAAATGTCCCGCCAAGGACAAACAAAGCCTCAGCGGGACATCACCACCATAAATAGCAAACTACGCTACCTTCTTAGATTTCTCTTCTTCCTTGTCAAAAGTCTCTCCTGAGCCAGTGGAAGAGTGTGCCATACCAAGAGCTTTGCCGATACTTTGTGACGCAGTCTTGATATTAATCCCTTCTCCTGTAGGAGCTATAGCTTTCAAAGCATTCCCATAGTGTTTTCTCTTTCTCTTGAATAGCAACAAAAGAATAGCCTCAAACCCTGCAAGCTGAGGTATGAAGGTACTCCCTACCTTCAGAGCGCCTTGAGCTAAGCTCAATATGGCATCACCTCCCCACATACCAGAGTTTGTAGATACTGGAACGAACGAGGTTGAATCAGCCCGAAGAGATTCCCTAGGGGCCATTACGACTACCTTATCCTTCCAGGTAGTCCTATACTCCTCAGGTATCTTATCAGTGGGAAGAATTACAGCTTCTCCCTTCTTTCCGTCTTGTACTTGCTCAATTGTAGTAATAACCATGTTTTGATTATTAACCCAATCTAACACACTACAAGAGGCTAGAGGCAATACCACTAAAAACATTAGTGATACGCTTAAAACAATACTTCTAAATTTAAACATAACGTTACTTTTCTAATTTTTCCATGAACTCGTCATCTGACGCGCTTCCATCGGAAATTTCTTTTTGAGGAACTTCAGAAGGAACAAATAGTTCCGCAAGTTCCTTTGCATCCTCATAGCTTTCAACCTTAGCAAGAGCATAAATATCGTGAAGGCTATCCATAGATTCACTGATACCCTTAGCGGAATTCATTGCTTTACTTGGCTTAGGTCTAGGAGCAGACTGATCATACGCGGGCCAGTCTTGACCTGGGATTTGCTTCTTAACTACCTTGAAATCATGTCCCGATTCAAGGGCTGTGATATCTCCGTAATCTTCGTCCAGCATGGTATCAATGATCTTAGTAAATACCTTAATACCTACAGACAAAATCTTAACCTTATTGTCAGCGCCCCTGTCTACTACATTCATGTAATAGCGTTTTCCAGGCTTGATAGCCCTAGCCGCCTTAGAGAACTCACTCTGGTCCCCCTTAGGTAAGTCTAGTTTATTGTGAGACTCCCAAAGTGAATAGTATGCATCACATAATGGGCAGGACTCACCATGAATTTTTCTGCAATGGAAGTTTCTTGGTTTTCCATCTGCTGTTAGCTCCTTAGGGATTCTGTGAATTGCAGTTTCAGCGTAAAACTGCTTCCCATCATCCTCAGATGCCTCTGAGGGAGGCAAGATTCTCACCACATTCTCCCCCTCATTTAGTTGTACATATTTCTCTGTCCAATCCTCGGAAGCTCCTCCTGGATTGGTTAATTCTGCGTGTTTAGCTCTTAGTGCTGCTAGGTCAATAGTCATGTTTCTTTTTCCTTTTGTTGTTACTAGTGATTATAGTGTTAGCCGTTTATAAGTTTGGCTTCTTCTCTGTTATTAGCTGATAATTGTATCAGCATTCCATTTCTCTGGCTCATAGCGTCCAATAAACCCTTTACTAGGTCTACTTTATAGGAAGCATCAACCAAATTCTTTTTTAGTTGTGAGTAGGTAGCCGTTGACTCAGCATGAGCTTGAATATCGTTTGCAGTCAATTTCTTGATAGCTCCTTTGTTGGCTTCTCTGAACTCCTTCTTTTCCTTGGAGACATAAACAGTTAGTTCATCCTCTAAGGTTGTTTTATATTTCTTAGCTTCTGCATAAACTCCAGTCCAATACCCATATCGTTTGGATTGGTCAGCTAACTCAGAGACTAGATCCAACT